CTCCTCTCTGAGGGTTATCGTACAGTCATGGATTCGCAAGCCTTCGAGGATGGTCTAACTGACTCCTGTTCTTTTGGATGGGAGATGATTGGTGGAACCATTGATCTCGTACCAAAGCCAGGCGCGAACAACGCTTGGAGAGCGGTATGTGCTCTCAATCGTATCCTACAATCTGGTCTGATACCAATTTGGATGGTATTGACTCACATTGTTGAGAAAATGCCTCGCGATTGCTCTTTCGACCAAGCAAAGCTTGATCTGCAGATTCAAAAGTCTGTAAATGACCTGAATGCTTACACTGGTTGTGTGGACCTTTCTAAGGCAACCGACAACTTACCATTTGCATGGGGTTGCAAGATTATCGATACCCTTATCGAAGTCTTCCCTGCCCAATGGGACAGAGTGACCAGAGCTTCATACGCACTTGCTAAATCAGTTAGTCAGGATCTTGTCTTCAATGATCGTAATGATCAATTCACCTTTCAATGGGTGAAAGGACAACCATTGGGGGCTAAGCCTAGCTTTATGCTATTGGCCATAACCCACAACTGTGTCTTGGAAGCTTTGTCTGCGCAAGCAGGCATCCTAATGTCCCCTTATGGGGTATTAGGCGATGACACGGTCATGTTTTCTCAAACTGTCCGTACCACTTATATTGAGCTTATGCAACAATATAATGTTCCGCTCTCGCTTCACAAGTCTTATGAAGACAGGATGGTAGAGTTTGCTGGTAAGCTGTACGTTCGAAACTGTGCACCTTTCTACAACACTGATATGCGTTTTGTATATTTTGCCAACCTCTTTGATTATCAAAGAGTTACAGGTGTAGATATACCTTGGGAACAACTTCCAAGCTCTCTTCGTAAGAAGATTGAGCATAAATTTGGAGTAGAGCTCCGTATGGTGGAACAAGCAGCTTCAAGGTTGAAAGCATCGAAAGATGAATACAGCCATTGGAGTAAGCTCTTCCCTCTTGAGGATCTACCAGTAGATGTGAAAGCATCCAAAGTGGACACTCTCAAGTCAGCCAAAAACTGGTATAACACTATCAAAGTCTTTTACGGCTCTGATAGGGGTACCCAAGTATATCCTATGGATACACTAGTACCACTCTCCGATGTCTACGTTGAGTTCCTTACTATTCTCTATGAGCGTAGTGTGGACAAGATGAAAGACGGGAATCCAACACTTATGCCTAAAACTGGTATTTCCTTTATCAGTGGAAAGACTAAGTCTGAGCATACTGTCGGTTCACTTTCTGATAGGATGGTAACACCCTTGAAGAAGGAAACACAGCAGTGGTTCAAGGACAAATATCGTCCAGAATCAACCGATGTTCTCTTCAGAACGTTGGCCAATGCTATCGTGAATGTCATGACCCGATATTCCGATTGGATTGTCGGACAGCTTGCGACAAAACTCCCTGAGTTTGTTCAAGAGCCTACCGTAGAGAGCTGTTCTGATAATGTACCAGAGGTACACTCCTCAGTCACAGCTGATGGAGAACCAAACTTACGAATGAGACGAACTCGAAAGAGGACACCTTCATCCGAAAGG